CGTCTATCACTAACCGCCTATTCGGTTCATGGAACGCCAGGGCACGAGCCTCTCAAGCGAGAACCTTCAACCTCTACATTACCGAGAGAGTTTTAGACACTAACGACCGCACACTCACGATACGGGCGACCTCTGATGAGTCTCTGATGATCAACGATGCTCTTATAGCCGGCGCATCATTAGATCCAGGGAGTCAAAGCATCCCCACGATCGTCCAGGCGGTCCTAAATCGTTACGGGGCGACCCTAGAGCCCGGAGGCTCCACAGGGACCGTAGCGGAGCAACCAGCGACGCTGTGGGATCCAGGCGTCAGAGCGTGGGACTATTTGGATGATTTTCTCGAGGCGGCGTCGCTGAGAGTGTGGGCCGATGAGAACCGCCGATGGTATCTGACCCCACGGCAAACAGTCAGCGCCGGCGCCCTAAATATCAGCCCCACTAACGCGATGCTGGCCCACAAGGATACGATGGCGTATAATTCCGAGGTTTTCTTCGACGCCGTCGTCGTCGAATACCGCTGGACCGACGCCGCAAACGTGCCACAGGTTGCCTACGACTTCGCCGGTGCCACACTTCCCCGGTCGGTGTCTGTGCTGCGCCACGACGACACCGTCTTCCCTGGGCCAGGCGCAGCTCAAGGCATCCTGGACCGGATGACAGGGCGCGGGCGCGTGATCGACGTCGACGCGGTGTCGACTTACACCGCAACGCCGGGCCAGCCCGTCACAATAACGCCCCCCATCGGGTTTGACCAGAACGGGTTTCTCGTGTCGGTCGAGTGGGGACTACCGGCCGCCCAAATGTCTGTCGTGTCGCGCAACATCACGACAAGTCTCGTAACGACGTGGCTTTCCCCGCTGCTCGAACACTTTACTGTTGCAGACCTTACAGAAATTGGGGGAGGATCCGTCGCAGACTTGACCGCAATACCAGGCGACACTGTTGCGGTGATTACCGCAGCGCTCGACCTGATAGCGACCGGTATTGAGTGGGATCAGATCCCTGCAAGTGTTTCGTGGGATACTTTTGAGGACACGGAATGAGGGCCACACGATGACCGCAGGGGACGCCGCCGCCGCAATCGGGTTTCCTATCGTCGCAGGCACCGCACCGATTCGCAATGGTTACGAAGAGATCAACACTTCCCGCGACCTCCTGGCCGAGGACATCACCTCCGGCACCCGATCCGCTGCACAGATCACCTCCGGCATATTCGCTACCGCTCGCCTACCAGTGATCGCCGTCGACAAAGGCGGCACCGGCGCGACCACCGCGGCCGCCGCTAGGAGCAACCTCGGGATCCCTGACGACGTCCAGACCCTCATCGACGACCTCGCAGCGCGAGTGACAGCATTGGAAGGATAGAGCCATGCCAACAGGACCAGGAGGACTAGACGCTAATGGTGTCTGGCAGTACGGCGAGGACGACACAGAGGCGTTAGCGTCGGACCTGCTAAATCTAGGTATGGGCTCCGTCTCGACAGCTCTCGATAGTGTAGGCACGACCAACACCGACGGCGACCCTGGCACGAAAATCTATGTCGGCTCAGTAGACCCGGACGTCGCTCACACCCTGCAAGCCGGAGATGTTTGGATAGAGGCTCCATAGTGGCCTACCAAGTGGCAACCGCCAAAGTGTGGGACGGCTCGGCCTGGGTGCCCGCCGCTCAAGGGTGGGCGACTGTTACCACGACGCCGGACGGCAGCTATACCGACGGCTCAGGCATTGACTGGGATTATTGGATATACAAAGCTAACGGCACCTTCATCATCTCTGGTGGTGGGCTCCTCGACTTTTTAGTGGTCGCCGGCGGCGGCTCTGGCGGGGTGAACAATGTCTCTACGACTACAGGCGGCGGCGCCGGTGCCGGGGTGCGGGTGCCTTTCCCCGGTGAGATTTTAGAGCCCGGCTCCTACGCAATAACCGTAGGCGCCGGCGCACCTGGTGGCGCGCGGAGTGGGAACGGCAACGACGGCAGCCCTAGCTCTATAGGTGATTTTATCAAAGCCTTAGGCGGGGGACACGGCGGAGGCCGTTTTGAGTCGGGAGGAAGTCTGGGTAGCGGCGGAGGTGCAGGACAGTGGCTCTCCTCGGCGGTGGGAGTAAGGCCACGCTCAGGACAAGGCACTCTTTACCAAGGGTACGCAGGCGGCGAGTCGGCGGTAGACGGCGCGAACGGAGGTTCTGGTGCCGGCGCGGGGGCCGTCGGCGAGGACTCAGCCAATAGCGGTGACAGCGCAAAAGTCGGCGGCGTTGGTATTATCTCGACAATAATCTCTACAACTATCGCTATCGCGGAGGCCGTCGGAGAGGTTGTTTCTGGCGTCCTCTACTTTGCGGGCGGCGGCGGCACTCCCGACTCGGGAGCGGGCGGACTAGGCGGGGGTACACGCGGTTCGGCTCTCAACGAAGGCTCACCTGACGCGGCAGACAACACAGGCGGCGGCACAGGCGGCGCAGACATTAATGACGGCACCTATTCCGGCGACGCCGGCAGCGGCGTAGTCATTATCAGGACGAGAGGATAGACGTGGCACATTGGGCCGAAATTGACAAAGCCGGTAAAGTGCTTCGGGTGACTGTGGGAGACGACACAGACTCCGACCAAGGGCTTACCTGGCTCAAAAAAAATCTGGGAGGAGTGTGGAAGCAAACCGACCCCAGCACCACAAGAGGCACACATAAGACCGGCGGCGTCCCTTATCGTGGCAACTTCGCGGCGATTGGTTTCACTTACGATCGCGTGCAAGACGCCTTTATCCCGCCGAAACCGACACCAGACTCCACCTACGACCCTGCTACCTATTCTTGGCTTACGCCTGACCCAGAGGGAGGCCCAGAATGATAGACCTCCACTACCCTGTAGAGTCCCCCGTTATCGGCAGCCCCTTCGGGATGAGGTGGCACAAAATCCACAAGCGTTACCAGCTACACAAGGGTATCGACTTTGCTAACACCGGGCCGATCTTGGCAGCCTACAACGGAGTCGTCCGCAAAATTGGCTACTGGGGACACAAAACTCGAGGCTACGGCCACTATATCTATATCAGTCATGGTGGAGGCCTCCAAACCCTTTACGCTCATATGGCTTACCGCTCCCCGCTCAAGGTAGGGGACCGAGTCATGGCATTACAGCAGGTGGGGACCGTAGGCTCCACTGGCGCGTCTACCGGACCACACTGTCACTTCGAGACGATCCTCAACTGGAAGCGAGTCGACCCTATGCCCTACCTCACTAAGACCAAGCAGAAGGTCCGCGTTACGGGCCGGTATGACAAGCAGACCAAGAAGGCCTGGCAAGTGTTTCTTACCGAGCGCGGTTTCTATTCCGGCCAGATCGACGGCGACATTGGTCACAAAAGCATCCTCGGGATTCAGAAGTCGATCTCGAGCCTCCGCGCGGACTATGTCTACAACGTCCCCCAGCCTGTCCTCAAACCTGGCGTCCTAGACGAGAACACCCGTAAGGGTGTGCAGCGAGCCCTGGGAGTCAAGCCGGACGGCGACTGGGGACGTATTACGATGACGGTCCTCCAGAACGCCCTCAACGCTGGGGCTTACAGTGGAGCAAAATGAACGCGACATTGCCAAAGCACTCAGCGCCGTCCAGGAGTCGTTAGCGCGAGTGGAGACAACCTTAGAGCTCACGAAGGACCACCCGCTCAGGATCCGTCTCCTGGAGCAGGCACAAGCCAAATCTTCGTGGATCCATAACATATTCACCGCAACTCTGACCGCAGCTATGACCGCTATTGTGGTCACCATGGTGCAGGTTGCCTTATCAAGGAGCACCCTATGAGCAAAGAACCGCAGCCTTTCCTGAGACGCTCCACCCGCGTCTATATATACTCCATTGTTGTCGCTACAGCTCCCCTGTTAGCAGCAGGAGGGATGGTAACAGAGGGTGTTGCCCAACTGGGCCTCCAACTCGCGGCAGCGATTCTCGCTGTCACTGGAGGCTCGCTAGCACTGAAAAACGTCTCCGGGAACTAAGCCTCGCACGTCATAAGATGCACGGACGCCCCCAGGACAGCGCCGGCCTCCGTGTTGTAAAAACCCCCAAAACTTTCGCAACCATGCGACCACACCCACCCTAAGTCCGTCTCATGGTAGGTCGGTGCGTCGTTTGCATACTTCTCCAACTCAGAGTATCTTTCCATATAGTCAATGGTGGCCGTCACCTCTGACAAACGAGAGGCCGCAGCATGTCAGAACAGAAACTTCTTATTATGCTCAAAAGATCGTTCGTCCTATTCGCCATATCTGGTGTAACGAGTGGCACCGCTATTTTTCTCCTGCTGGGCTCTTGAGTGAGCATCGAGGCGATGAGCCTTGTCCTGCACCACAGTAAGGCGCGTGGGACCGCAAAGCTAGTCCTGATCGGTGTCGCTAACCACGAGGGCGACGGCGGCGCCTGGCCGGCACTCGCGACCCTCATGAAGTACGCGAACGTAGACCGGCGCAACGCCCAGCGGGCGCTCACGAAGCTCGTCGAGCTAGGTGAGCTCCAAGTCCTGAGACAAAAAGGCGGCAACAACCTCACCCATTCCGCGTTCAGACCCAACCTGTACCGTGTGAACCTCCAATGCCCGCAAAGTTGCGACCGCACCTCCCAACACAAGACAAAAGCCTCTCAGATTCCTGACATTGAGTGGGTCGAGAACCAAGACAATCCGATGGTCCTCCCCCGCGTCGTCAACGCCCTACCGGGTGGCGCTAACGCCGCCCCCCCCGTGGCGCTAGCGCCACCCGAACCGTCCTTTAACCTAATTGGTGGCAGACATGAAAAAGAGACTCACCTTATTAGGGCGGCGCTAGCGCCGCCCCCTACAAAATGCACACACGCCAAAGGCCACCTGTACGCCGAAGGGGAATCCAAGTGTTTCTGGTGCGACCAATGAACGCAGCGCAGCACTACCGCATGGCGCACACCCTCTACCTACTCAACAAGTCAAGGGCGATAGCTCGCCATGAGCCTCTATCGGATCTTGACGACCAGACCCGTTATGTCTCCTACTGTCACGATCTCATGGACCACATCGAGGCCTGCACGCTGGAACCCTTCGAGGTTGACGCTCACCTATGGGCGCTATCTAAGACTCACCAGAGACGCATATCGAAAATCAAAGACCGCCAAATAATGAGACAGATTGGAGCAAGTAAATGACGACGACGACCGAGACAATGCTCGAAGCACAACGCGCCCTAATGCGCTTACACGATCGAATAGAAGTAGACCGACGTGCTCAGGAAGGCATGGAAGCGATGAGGCTTACCGAGGACGAGGTCCTCAACCTGGCCGATATCTGCCACAAGTATCGAGCTCAGCGGAAAGGCCCACAACCGAGAGCGCTACTGTCTGCCATCGCCAAGATTACCGACGAAGCAAACCGCATTATCCACACAGAGCACACCGCCCGCCGTAAAGCTGAAGAAAAAGAAAATCTTGACTATGCAAAAGCAGCCATCACATGATCTACCACGCAGCCGAAACCTTGACCCGTAACCAGCTCGACGGCGACCTCCCACCCTGGCTATTCGTCACCCTAGCCATCGTGCTGTGGACCGTCCTCTGGGTTATCCTGCGCTACCAGCGGCGCAAAGAATGACGACCCACCACCAGCGCGTCAAACACTCGACCAAAGCGCCCAAAGTTCGAGAGCTCATAGCGTCACGCCTACCTCTGCCATGTGTTGACTGTGGCAACGCTGTCCAAGCCGGACAAGCGTGGCACGTCGGTCATCGCATCCCAGCCTCCCAAGGCGGACAGACCACCGTCGAGAATTGTGGCCCCTCCCATGTAAAGTGCAACCTTCGAGCAGGAGGCAAGCTTGGAGCTCGAGCGCGCAACAACAATACCAAGCTGTCCAAAAACATTAGACCATGGTAAAGATAACTAACCAAAAGCTTGAAGAAACGCGAGTTTTTGACTTACCGTCCGTAC